TATCAGCGTCATCCTGTAACGTAATATTTGATCCTGAAACTGCGGCTAATTGAAGATCCCCACTGGTGGAAGTTAAAGAATTACCGTTTAAACTCAGGTTATCTACATTCCAAACATCTACCTTGGAACTCCCATCTACCACAACCCCTTTAGAGGCTGTTACCGTGCCACCCGTGACACCATCCAGAACATTAAGCTCTGTATGGGTTGCAGTCATAGCCCCGGAGATATTGGGGAAATCTGTCTTGATAGCAGTCTTTATGTTTCTTATATGATTATCACCCTCAGACCTTGGATCAGTTCCGAGAGGATTAGCTGTAGCAAGATCACTTATGTGTGTTACAGTTTCTAAACCCATTTGTTACCTCTTATTGTAAGCCGTAATCAATAACGTATGTCCCGTTATCAGCACCAAACGCAATCTGAATATCCACCGATTCCATAGCACTGACATCCATAATAAAGTAACCCGTAGCACCGCTAAGAGCCGTGAGATCACCACTAGCCGCTAGTATAGGGTGTGAAGGGCTGGTGTAATCCCCAGAGGCACTTGCTATAGTTGCGTAGACCGTGTTCTCGTAATGAGGTTTAGCAAGAACAGCAAATTGGTCAATCGCTTGGGCTGATGCGGTTATCAAAACAAACAACTTATTATAATTTATTGTTTGCACCTCAAGGATGCTTGTTAAGGCTTGATCTAGGGTGGCTGACGTAGCTGTGCCACTCGTAAAAGGTTTTATGCTAGGTGAATTAGGCATTTGTATCTCCGTTGTAAAATTAAGGGAGGGTATTAGGCCCCCTCCAAGGCGTTTAAAGCTATGCTATAGCACAACCTTGGTTTCCTACTACATACCATTCCCCTGCTGTAAACAACAGATGACAGGCATCCCCATCATCGGCAAAGGTAATCGTGGTGCCTTGGGCAAAGTTAGTTGGGGTAAGAGTCGCATCCCCGCTGGATTGATCCACGCATACAACATAAAGATGCTGTCCTTCAGCACCATCAGCCAAGGTCAAAGCATCGGCTGAATCCGTGGTAATCTCATGGATAGCACCAGTAATAGCTACCGCACCAGCCCCACTTGAGGTGGTTGTCTCTGGGGTCATAATGCCACCAACAAGACTCACCTTGCCTGTCCCGTTAGGGGTGATTGTTATATTACCATTAGTATCTGTTGAACTAATGTCATTACTGTTAATAGTAATATTGTCAACGTTCATGATGTCAAGCTTACTGGCACTATCAACAACAAGTGCCTTAGACGCAGTCACCGTCCCAGCGGTTACACCAGTAGCTACGTTAAGCTCTGCCTGAGTTGCTGTCATTACCCCCGTGATATTAGGGAAGTCTGTCAACAACACAGTTTTTATATTTCTTACATGGTCATCACCCTCGCTGACTGGGTCAGTTGCAGTCGGGTTGGTTGCCACTAAATCATCTAAATGTGTTACGCTCTCTAAAGCCATTTCATTACGCCTTTAAGGTTAAGGATTATTACCTAATCACCCCATGTTGTCATTATGTCATTCCAGTTCTGCCTTGAATCAGCCCAGTACATCCCAAGATCAACGGTCCAGTCCGTCCACTTGTTGTTCCAATTATCTCCATCGGTTGTCCAAGTGGTCCCGACACTGTCCCAATATTCTACTTGTGTGACTCTCGTCCATTCTACACTAGCCATTAAATACCCACACTATCAGCCCTGATGGTTAATGCCCCCCCGCTGTGCCTGTCCTTGGCATCGGAAGTCATTATCGCATCTAAGGATTGGTTAAAATACAACCCCCACATCTTGGCTGATTCTGGGTCCTTTATAAATGGGTTAGCCTCTAACAAGGCACCATAGAGCAACAAGTCGGCATTATCTTCTAACAACCTGTTTGAACTATTACTCTCTGAAAGGTGTGGGAATTTTTTATAAAACAACATCTCAACCGTATAGACACCACCCGGCTTCGGGCCAAGACGTAGCTCGTCCCCAACCATAGTATAAAATCTGGGCCTACCCGTCCCCCCGCTCCACCGGGTGCCTATCTCTATCTCAAACCTCTCTGGGGTAAGATATTCAAGGTCACGGTTGGGGGTAGACATTATTGCTATGTGACGCATCTGCAAGTAATCAGTCGGAAGACCGTAATACTCTTGACCCGCCACTGTAGACATCTGTTGGCGTTGCTCCTGTGAACGTATCCTTAGATGCCGATTTATCCTGTCTTCTGCTAAACTGATAAATTCAGGTATCCTGTCCGTGAGGTCAGACCTGTCAAGCCAGTTTGAGACTGCTGTTTTTAAATTACTGTATGAGTCAATAGCCATCTATAACCTACATTCAATGGTACGCCAACATTTATTATCAGGGTCATTCAGCCACCTCTTAAACAACTTCCTATCCTGCCAAATACCCTTTTTCATTAGTTCATCAACCTTAATATTGGGGATGGTGGCTACCTTGGCAAAATCACCAAAACGGCCACTACCACTATTACGACTAATTGCGGAGGCTTTCCGGTCTGCCTTATTCCGGTTGGCAATCTCAGTCAAATCCTGTTCTGTTGCCAGAACAACACTGCCTGATGCCGTGTCCAACCAACCCGTTGTCTTAACCTGATTGAACCCCCAATCTTCGCTGATTTTAACTTCCGACATTACCCGTCCCTATAAAATGGTGATACACAGTGGCTAATACCACAAAACCCCACATCACCCAATTATATTTACACAAAAATTTCATACTCTTTACCCCCCGCATAAATAAGGTAACTAACAGGGCGGGGCAACCTATTAAGCCACCCCACCCCCATTAGATTATAGAAGAGATGTATTGAGATCAGCAACCTTAGAGCTTGCCCCCTCATTACGACACTCAAGAGCGTACTCACTCAAAAGCAACCGCTTCTCAGCATCGCCCGTCTTAGCAAGTTCCCAAATCTTGAATGGTCTTAAGTAAGCTACAGCCCACATATCTTTCTGGATAATAGATATAGTACGATCACGGCTAAAACGTGAAGGTACAATCTTCAATTCACCAAAATCAGAAACATAAACATCAGATGCTCCGATGATAGATGCGGGTCCAACATTCGCTTGGTCACGATAAATAGTAGCAATACCACTGAACTGGCTGGATACATTCTGCTTATTAACAGCACCTGTAATAGCACATTCAGGATCACCACCGGAGGTCCATGCTTCCTGCACGGCTTCCTTGAACATCGCTTCAGTCAAATCCCGCTGTGTCCCATCCGTCAGGGCCGCTGTGGCACTAGAATAACTGTAGGAAGTCCCTTGGGAACCGTTGGTTTGAATCCAATGCTCCATACCACGGGTCTGACTTGCAGTAGTTCCGGTGCCGACAACCTGATTATTGTTCTGACACAATGCGGTTTCAATATCACGCTTTAGCTCTTTACCCTTCTTAGCGACCTGATAAGCAATTTCAGACTTTCGCCCTGCTTTCAAGGTAGACTCATGCGTTCCTGAGATAATCAGGGTTTTAGCACTGATCTGAGTTGAGTTACTAAGCCGGGTAGTTGCTGTACTGGCATCAATGCCAGCAGAATCATAATCCTCACCCTCAAGCTGACTGTTATTAGCCGCTGAAGCCAAGCTGTCTGTTTGCCATTCATGCGTAGTTGTCGTAGCTTTAGTTCGCCCGATGTTACTCATGAATGGAGTTTCTGTTGGGCTGATATTATAAATCACATCGGTTAGGTCTTCCTTAATACCGATAGCCCCTGTTACATTAGTAAGATTACCCTGTACTCCAAAAGTATTTGCCTTTACTGACATTTCATTACTCCTTAAAAAACTTAAATGTGGTTACATCAACTCAAAGATAGCTGACGCTATATCTTCTGTGCGTCCACCTCTTGATTGTGCAACCTTCATTTTTGATTTGAATTTACCTGTAGCCTTATCTCTACTAGGCGTGTTTTTATTTCCACCCTTAACCACTCTAGGAACATTCTTGATTTTCTTTGGGTTGGAACTTTGAATCTTGTCATACAACCGTGCCTTATTTAGTATCAACAAGCTTCTATGGTCCGTCACCGCATCTAAATCTTCCTTGGAATACCCTACTGATCCAGCGTAAAGCTTTAATGCCTCACTAAGCTTTTCACGTTTTTCAGGCACCTTCCAATCCGGTAATCGTTCTCCTAAAAGTTCCATCTCCCTAGTAAGCAGTTCTTGGTGTTGCACCGCATGTTGTTGTTGAGCTTGGCTTGCAATTCTCTGTTGTTCTTGGGTGGCCCTTTGGTGTCTTGTTTCTATATCCCGCATTTCTTCCTTACGGGTCATATATCCAATTGGGTCATCCTCTTTCAACTGGTTCCAGTCTATATCCTCATACTGCTGGTATTGCTCACCCATTAACTGCTGAAACTGGTTAAGTGCCTGAGTGTACTGTTGGCGTTCTGCCTGAACCGCCTGTCGCTCTTGCTCAAACGCTCTCTTGTCTTCAGCCAACGTCTGCGTCTTTTGGGTGTAATCAGCACCCTTTTGATAGCCACTTTTAAGTTCTTCAAGGTCTACCTGTACCTGCTTACCCTTAACATTCAGGGTGTAGGTTGGTACCTCTACTTCGTACTCATCGGATTCTTCCCCCAATTCATCATCGGAAGTTTCATCCTCTGGCTGTCCTTCTTCGTGTGATTCCTGCTCTTCCCCCTCCGGTTCCTTTGCGTGGTCCCTGTCCTGAGAGGGTATATACTCATCTGGCTCTTCCAAGATGCCTTTTTTAACAATGGCTTCAGCCGCATCTGCACTGCTGTTGAACTCTTCTTGCGGGGTATCAACAACGGCTACATCACCACTGCCGACTTCCCCTTGGGGATTAGTCTCAGTCATCTTTTTTCTCCAAAATGTACGATTTTACTTGACACGCCCCAAAATCGGGGTTATCGTAAAAAAGATTGATCAAAAAGTTATTAAAAAAAAGGCTTTGAGGCCTCTCCTCAAACTCCACTCAAAATCAATGGTTAAAATCAGCTAGTTTCTGAAGTAATTGCAACAGCCGCTTGAGATTGACCCCAGATATACCATGTGGTCCCATCACAAATAGTTGTAAACATATCACCCTGTTTAGCTGTCGTAGCAAATGAAACAACATCATCTGCTGAACCATCAAAAATTCCACTGTGTGCCGTACCGTCAGCCGCAGTAGAAAGACTACCTGCTAGAAATTCACCTGATCCATGCCAAGTTACAGTACATGCAGTCGTAGTATTGTCCTCGTTCAAAATAAACGTGTAATTTAATCCTGCTTCTGGGGCAGATGGCATTGTAATATCAATCCCAGTCTTGCCAACAAATATAATCTTACCAGAATCATTAACGGTCAAAGTTGTATCCGCTGTAATTGTTTCTACTGCTAGTTTACGAGGCTGGAACCTCTCACTAACAACCATCTGATTGTATCGTCCACCACCACTCATAATTTCTCCTTAGTCTATTACTAGACTTGTTTAGAATCCCCTTTAGGGGTAATTAACTTATTTTGCGTACATGTTTGGGCTTTTAGATGACCCACCCGCTGAACGCCCCGCTTGACACATAGACCGTGATTGGTCCTTGTTGCCAGAGCTTTCACCCTTGCTACCCTGCTTGAGTGTCGATTGCCCACTACCACTATCCTTGTAGTGTGCATTTACAGGAGTCGGGTACCCCTTCTTGTTCCTAGAATAATCCACCTTGTTCCCCCATTTCTTTTAGTTGCTGTTTCGCCAGCTTACCCGTATCGACATAACTATTGATATGCCCTACAACGGTATCCAGCGTCTTATACATCATCCATATCTTCTCACGCTCAACGGAATTCTCAACAGAGGTTTGTTCCCACGCTTTAAGATATGTGTCCTTTAGGTAATTGATTGTTTCGGTTAGTACAGGATCATTTAATAAATCCTCCGCACTCCGTCCCTGTTTTATTTCCTTACCTAATGTTTCATCATTCATATATTACCTTATATTTAGGTTTTACGCTTGAGTGGGTTTTATTAGGAATAACCCTCGCCCTAAACTGTCTATCTAAAATAATAGCCTTCTGTGTTGCATGGTGGAGGGCTGTCATTTCACGACTAATCCGTCCCGATAGTGACGTTCCTTGCCTGTTCCTTTTCAAGTTCCAACTCCTCAATCTTAAGTTGGTGTTCTGCGGCTTCCATTTGCATTTCAGCCATGAGCTTCTCTTTCTCAAACTTGATCTTCTCAATTTCAATCTGGGCTTTAGCCGCTTCAAGTTGGTTCTGTTCCTGCTCTGCTTGGAGTTCTGCTTGCAACTTAGCAACCTCAACTTGGTTCTTCTGCTCGTCCCTTGCGTAATCAGCTTGGACACGGGTCATCTCTAATCCTTGACGCTCCTTGTCCATCTGCATTGAAAGCTGTGATTTCTGCATGTCCAACTGCATTTTTTGGGTATCAGTCTGGGCCTTCATTTGGGCCTTCTTGATCTCAATTTGGGACTTCATTTTTTCTGCTTCAAGTATTGGGTCTGGTTGCGGTGGCTGTGGAGGAGTGGTATCAGGGTTACTTATAAACTTCTCCTTGTTCTTATACCCCATACTACCAAGTGCCTCACCCACCATATTAAATACATTCTTCGGGCTGACCATGTGTTTAAATTCAGGGTCCTGCCTTATAGCTATATAGTTCTGGGCCAACAGGGACATGTGTTGTATGGCTTGATCCCTGTTTCCATGACCCAACCCAACACTAACCGACACGTTAACATTCCCCTTCCATTGTGTAGGGTCAACAGGAACCCACTTGTTTCTGAGCTTAATAACATCCTCTCTGTCTTGATGCTTTAATACCAACCCGTACACCTTGTTGAACATATCCTTAATGCCAGTTTCAGCAAAGTTACGGACCATCAACTCCAACCTAGCGTTAGCCGCATCCATCTGGGCATTAGCTGGGCCAGCTTTAGCGTTATTCAATACATCCGGGTCAATACCCGTCCTGAACTTGGATATGCCTGTCCTGCCATCCCTGATGCTATCTATGTACCCTAAAAGTTCAAAACTACCGTTAGGTAATGGCGGTGTGTCCAACCGTGTTACAGCGTTTGGGGTCTTAACCCTGATTACGCCACCCGGTCTTGAAGTCAATAAGTCATCAAGGTTTGCCTGACCCTCCAACATGGTAAACCGGCCGTTGTTCAGGTTATAAATGTTGTCAAGAATGTTCCTGAGAATAGTTGACTTAATAACCTGAATGTCCATAGTCTTATCTGCAAGACCTAAACCGTAGTATTTATGAGGCACAGGTATGGGGCAGATAGAGGCAAACGGCTTTTCGTCAATAGGTATATTCTCTAATATATTATTAGATACCTTAGTTATCTTACGCAGTTCTGCATATCCGTCCCCATCCCAATCCACATTCAAATAACATTCTGTGAGCCAAACTTTCCTCCCTAAATGTTGGTTGTTAAATGAATTGTCATTACTATATGAATCATCAAAGTTATGTCTTGCTATAAATTCACTATCCCATTCCTGTTCATCATCACCCATCATTTCTTCTAATTCTGTAGCATCATGATCTGGGTACATCTCTTTCAACTCACTGATACTAACCCTGACCCTATGCCCGACAAACTGTGCTTCATCCAAGGATTTAGCTCTCCGGCTGACCAACAACTCCTCTGGGGCAACAACTTCTATTCTTACTTCCCCCGGTTGTTTCACACGTTCCACAACAACATCATGGATGTTTATTTGGTTCGGTTGCCCATCCGGCCCCAGAATTTCCTCCTCAGTCTGGGTATGCTCCACAACCTCAACTTCATCGTCACTAACCAATTTTTGAAACGCAAAATCATCAAGCCCACTATATTCCTCCCTCTCAACGTGTTCAGTGTCATCCCACCAAATCTTAGCCACACCTGTCTTTTCCAAAAGGGCATCCTTAGCCATATCATGGATAATCCTGTACCCATCACAGCGTTTACTAAATATATAATTTACATAATCCGTGGCTTGTTCAGCCTCGTTCTCATCCTCTGGTCCGTTGGCCTCAAATTCACACAACTCATCATCTGCTGTGAACACCTTCATAATATGTGGCATAGCCCACTCCACAACCTCAAACACATCGTGGGATACTACTTGAGATCGACCTTCAACCTCATTACCAATATAATCCCCGTAGTAGAACTCCAACGCTCTCCTGCGTTGGTCACCTAATTCCCCATCATGGCGGCCCATCGCATTGTCCACTTCCCAATCCAACAGGGACTTTAACTCGTCCTCAGTAATTTTGTCTTCTTTACTACGATTTTTTCTTGCCATATTTCACAGTATTTTTTTTAGGTTTAAACAAATTTTTGATGGCGTTGTGGCCTTCCTCCACGGGGGTGAGATCGTTTGAAAAAATCAATCCCACCTTCTCCTCAAGGACTTTAACTTTTTCCTGTAATTCCTCGATATTTACCCTGTCTCTTATACTCATACACTCTCCCTTATTCTACCATTGTTGGTAGTTTTTTGCTGTTAGACCCATGATGGACTTCCCTATGGCAGTTGGCACATAACAATATACACTTCTCCCACTCCTTAACTATTCTAGCCCAAGACAAAGTCATACTACACTTCCTGATACTAAACTCCTTGTCTCTTAAATGGTGAAAATCATACACATGTGATGGATACACGTTAAGACACAAATAACACCTGCCACCGGACATCTCTATTAACTTATCTGATCTTTCCCTACATTTTTTCTTTCCATGCTTCCTATAGGCTTCCCTTCTTTTCTTGTTCTTGCATTTTTTACAGTGGGTGTCCCTGCCATCCCTGTTATCTCTTTTTACTGGGTAATCGCCTAATTGCTTTATCTCGTTACAGGCGTAACAAACCTTCACACTATTCCCATCTTTGGGTATGC